GCGAAGGACATCAACAGGTTCGTGGAGGATCAGACGAAGATCCCCTTCACCGAGCGGAACATCTACCGGATGCTCCAGATCGTGGCCGGCACGCAGGAGCAGCGGGTGGATCGTGCTGTCGAGGAAGCGATCGACAGCCTGACCATGTTCACCAAGGAGAACCGCTACGGCGTGGAGGGCTGGGCGACGAACAGCGGCTACATGCTGAACCAGCGCTTCATCCGCCCGAGCATGGCCGAGCTGGCCTACAGCGACCCGCGAAAGGTGCGGCTGCAGACCTATGGCGGGCAGTGGGATGAGATTCAGGACCTGATCAAAGCCCTGTGTTTCATCACCGGCCGCCCCATCGAGGAAGTGCGCACACCGGAGCGGATCAACGAGAACCAGTATTGGCCAGGCGACTGGTACGACTGGGGCTTCTTCCTGTTCCGCCCTTACAAGAAGGGCACGGTGCACTTCGAGTTCAAGGACCGCGAGGTGTGGGCAGCGCTGAACGCCCGCTACGCCCGCATCAAGGGCCAGGTACTGCCGGAGAACCTGCAGCGCAAGCCCCGCGCACGGCGGCAGCCGGCTGCTGCCTGATTATCTCGTTCAACTGCATTCACATTCTCATGTCCAACAACATCAATGAAATCCTGTCTGAGCGTGGCAGCAGATACGGTGTATTCACCGGCCATGCGCGCATCACCCAGGCGCTGAAGCGAGTAATTGGTGAGCACACCCCATTGGGTCGGACACGCGATGACGGCAGCCATGGCAGCCACTTGGCGCCAGATCAGCAAGAGGCCCTCGACATGATCTGCCACAAGATCGGAAGGATCATCAACGGCGACCCGGACTACGCCGACAGCTGGCAGGACATCGCTGGGTATGCGCAACTGGTGGCCAATCGCCTCATTGGCGAGGGGGTCCAGTGATGCACAAGCCACAGGTGACGCTGACCGAGGTGTCGATCCACCCGCCGGGTGATCTGCTGAACGAAGCTGCGCTGCGGCTGCAGCTGGCGCCCGAGGGCGACTTCCTGATCCTGCGCCAGGGCGAACAGCAGGTCGAGATCGACGGCGTTGATCTGCCGCTGCTGCTGGAGTGGGGCCAGAAGCTGCTGGAGGGCCACGCCGATGGCTGATCCACGCATCCCCGGCGAGAACACCCCGGACATGTGGGTGCCGATGCTGCGCCACACCGTGCCTGATCGCGTGATCCTTGACTGGGTGCACCTGCTGGGCATGTGCTGGATACAGCGCGAGCCGGAATACAGCTCCACCCAGCTGCAGGTGGTCTGGCGCTGCAGCCTCGATCAGGCGACCGATCGGATGGCCGCCCTGATTGATCACGACCTGGCCGTGCGAATACCGGGTCCTGACGTGATCAGGATCCGGCCGCACGCTGGCCCGGGCACCTTCAACCTCAACCCTTGAACCAATGAGCAGGCGCTACTTCCGCTTCTTGCGCTTCACCACCACCTTGCCCTGCTCTTCCTTCACGCTCATCCCGGCGCGCTCGGTCTGTGCCTTGAGCGATCGCCACTTCTGTTCGGTGGTGAGCTTCTTGGGCTTCGGCCTAGCGGAGTTCTTCACCGCAGATTGCATGGCATCACCTCAGTTTTCCCATTGCATCCAATGACCGGCACCTTCTATCCCCCCTCCGCCGGCACCGGCGGCTTCATGCTCGCCAACCCTCCCTTCGCGTCCGCTTCCGTCCACATGCAGACCCCCACGCCCCAGGATCCAGCCGCAGACCTTGAGGCCGCCTTCCGCGCCTGGTGGGCCGAGAGCTTCCCGGCGGCGCCCCCCGGCCCGCATGCGGTGCGCACCCATGTGGCCTTCGCTGCCTGGCTGCTGGCGCGGCAGCAGGGCGCCGCAGGGCCGGAGGCCGGTGCATGACTGCCACCGACTGGCCCTGTTGCCCCGCCTGCGACGCCCCGGGCCGGGTGCTCGATTGCAGGATCCGGGAGGGCAGCCGCTGGCGGCGGTTCTTCTGCCTCTCCTGCGCAATGCGGTGGACGATCTCCTACCCCCTGGATCACAAGCTCTCGCACCGCCGTTTGCAGCCCCGCCTACTGACCGAGGCCCAGGTGGTCGAGGTGCTCACCTCAGACACCCCGATCCGCCAGCACGCCCGCGCTTTTGGGGTCAGTCCACGGCTGATCCAGAGCATCAGGACCCGTGAGCGCTACGGCGATGTGCGCCCCGACCTGCCGGCCTGGCAGGACCGGCCACGGCAGCACCAGCCACCGCCGGGCCCGCCCCCACCGCCGCCGCGGTGCTTCGAGTGCCGCGAATGGCAGGGGGTGGGCACAGGCTGCCGGCTCCGCCTGCCGGGCCCTGCCACCACCTGCAGCTCCTACGCCCTCGCCGCTGATGACGACCCCGATGACGACACCTGAAGACCAGGCCCCGGAGCCCCCCTGGCGGCCGAGCTGGAAGCAGCTGGCCCAGATCCCTGATTCCCTGCTGAAGGCCCGCATCCTGCGCGCCCTCGATGTGAAGGTGCCACCCGAGGGCCGGGCGACGGTGTTCCACGGCGAGGGCTTCCGGCTTGAGGTGGCGCCAGAGAGCGGCTTCTACCTGATGTCCGATGGCATCAGCAGCACCTGGCTGCCGGATGGCTCCACCGTGCTGCGCACCCTGAAGTGGCCTGCCGGCACACAAACGGGTGATGCAGTCCGGGCCTGGCTGGAGAGCTGGGGCTGGGTGCCGAAGCAGAAGGCGGGTGCCCCCCAGCCGCCGCCGCCGATGGTGATCTGATGCCGCCACGCCGCAGCAGCAACCCAGCCGACCTGTTGTTGGCCCATGCCGCAGAGGCGTACTTCGCGCACGATCCGCTGTCGCTTGCCCTCCACCAGGCCCAGGCCAGTGCTGCGCAATCCAACGCCCCGGCGCCCTATGCCGACACGCTGGAGGCCTACATCAGGCTGGTGTGCCCCAGCTTCCCGTGGTCGCCCCACACCCACCGGCTGGTGGCCCTGGGCCAGCGGGTGGCCGATGGCGAGATCCGCCGGCTGATGGTGGAGCTGCCCCCGCGGCACTTCAAGAGCACCATCTTCTCGATCTTCCTGCCCGGCTACTTCCTCCGCCGCTACCCCAACCGCAGCGTGGGCATCGGCTGTCACACCGCCACCCTGGCGGAGGGCTTCAGCAAGGATGCCCGCGACTACTACAGCGCCTCCGGTGGTGCGCTCTCCCCCGCCTCGAGCGGGGTGAAGAAGTGGGGCACCGGTGTGGGGATCGGGGAGCTGTGGACCGCAGGCGTCGGCGGCGGTACCGGCAACCCGGGCGACCTGATCATCGTGGACGACCCGATCAAGTCCAGGGAGATGGCGGAATCCGCCGCCTGGCGCCGGCAGGTGCATTCCTGGTGGGATTCGGTGCTCTCCACCCGGGAAGAACCCGGCAACGCCGTGGTGATCGTCCACACCAGATGGCACAGCCTGGACCTGATCGGCTACCTGCTGCAGAAGAACGAAGAGCTGGAGAAGGAAGGTCTGCAGGCGCAATGTGAGCCCTGGCATGTGGTCAGCCTGCCGATCGAGGCGCTGCCGGCGAACGCCATCAAGCCCCTGCCCCGCACCGTCACCCGTGAACGCGACCAGCGGCAGCCGGGCCAGGCGCTCGATCCATCGCGCTTCGATGAGACCTTCATCGCGCGGAAGAAGGCGAACACCCCCGCCCGCGACTGGGAAGCGCTCTACCAGCAGAACCCCACCGAGCAGGCCGGCACGGTCTTCACCCGCAGCACCTTCCGGTTCTACGTGCTCCAGGGCGAAGCGCAGGAGCACGGTGATCTGCTGCTGCCGGCCCACGGCATCCGCCGCATCGCATCGGTGGACGCCACCTTCAAGGACACCGCCGGGGCTGACATGGTGGCGATCGGCCTGTGGCTGCAGACCCAGCAGGGCATGTTCAGGCTGGATCAGGTGAACAAGCGGATGGGCTTCACCGAAACGCTCGACACGATCCGAGCCCTGCAACCCGTCTGGCAGTTCGGAGAGCTGCTGATCGAAGACAAGGCCAACGGCCCGGCCATCATCGACACCTTGAAACGCGAGGCCAGGGGTTACAGCGTCATCGCCGTCAACCCGATGGGTGGTAAGGAATCACGTGCAAATGCCGCTGCAGTGCAGTTCCGCCAGGGTCGGGTGATGATTCATCGGCATGCACCGTGGGCAGCGGAGTACATGAACCAGCTGCTGGCATTCCCCGCTGGCACGTTCGATGACCTGGTGGATGAAACCTCCCAGGTGTTGAACTACTGCGCCGGCAC